CTTGTAGATCGTCGTCGGGCCGGTGGTGCGCTTCAGAAGCTTGAAGACCTCTTCCTTCTTACGCGAACCGGTGATGTAGCCCTTGGCTCGGGCCTCATCTGCCGTGATATCAGCCTGCATCGACTTGATGCGGGTGAAGGGCGTGTGGTGAGTACCGTTCAGGACCGGCTTAACCCAAGACTGGTCGCGGTCGATGAAGGCCGGCGGAACGTCAAGGTTCTTGGCGTCGGGGAACAGAAGGTCGATGTTGGAAATGCCGTAGGTCTTCTCGGCGTGCGCAATGTCCGAGTGCGAGAGGCCGTTGGACTCGGCGACGTCCATGAAGACGTCACGGAGCGAACTCGCGTTACGGCGGGAAGCGTCGGTGAACGCGTCTACGATAGCCGAGTGGAACAGGGCGTCGTTGTCGGTGGGCGTGTCATCGTTTTCGAAGATGTTGCTGTGTGCCACGGGGGCTCCTTCCTTGTCAGGCTCTTCAGAGCCAGTTGCTCCCTCAGCGGCCTTTCCGATGAGGAACATGAGGACGTCCTTCTGCTCGTCGGTCATGGAGTCGACGATGTCCTGGACGGTCTTTTCGCCAGAAGACGAGTTGGTGGGTTCGGTTGCGTGGGAAATGTGTTCGCCGGTCATAATGTAGGCCTCATCTGTAGTCTCGTAGGTGCCATCACCATGGGCGAGGGCGATGTTTTCGATCTTGGCGCCGGGATTAGCACCAGCCAGAACCAGAGAAACCTCGACGATGTTGCCGTGCTTGACATCGCCTCCACTCTGGGTCAACTTGTTGGCGAAAATGGACATGGAATCCACATCGCCATGCTTCAGCAGCTCCTTAGCATGGGCGGCCGCTAGCGTATCGTTGAAGAATCCATAGGCGTAAACGCCTTCCGATCGGTTCTCGAGCTGAACGTGTCCCAGAACGTTTTCGGGGTTCCCGTGACCATGCTGCCAAACCAAGGGAACAATGTCTCCGTCGTTATCGGCGAAGGCATTGTGTCGGATGGTCCTGCCGTCACTGCATCGAATATCGTTCTTGGTAGCCCAACCTGAGAAATCAAACGAATTCGTCATTCTCTTCCTCTTCCATTGGTTCATCGGGCGGAGGTTCAGAACCTTCGTCCATAGGGTTGATGTTAGGGTTGCTGAGTGAGTCTCCGACCGGTTCCTCACTTCGAGGGAGTCCAAGATATGAACGAACCTCGTTTGGTGTCATGATCTGAGTAGTGACCATGCTTTGCGCGATCTCTGAAACCTTGGCGATCGATACATTTTGGAACGGGTCCCTGAAGTATTTGACCGTCTGTCCTTGAGATCGCGCAGTTTTTGTGATGAACGTCTTTGCCATGCTGGCTGTAATCTCGGCGATGATGGGTTCAATCGTGCGATTATAGTAGTTAAGCATGGTTTGTTCATCCGCAGTGCCGTTGAACACGGCTTCGGGCATACCGAGGGTGTTGTACAGCTGCTGAGTCAGATACTTGATCTGCTCGAGCAGGTTGTTCTCCGCAGGCCTATTAAGCTGAGTGAACTTCTCGGCGGCGTCCATATATGCAATACCGAACTGACCATTGGATAGCTGCTTCTCGACATCCTTCATCCGCTTTTCAGCTTCTTCTCTACGCCGTTCGGTTCGAACTGTATATGGAAGCTGAACGATAAGATCGAGTTTCTTACCAGCGGCAGCATTGTCAATCGTATCCAGGATACGAAGCTTCGAGCTGAGTCTCGAAGCCAGCGACCCTTTATTGGATGTGATTGCTCCCAGCGGATTTTGTACGATCGAGACCAATCGCTTAGGTAGTTCGACCTGCTCTCGATTACCCGTCAGTTCGTTATAGACATCCACCACTACAGAAGTTGTCTTGAACTGAGCGACTCGTCCAACCCTTAGCGTATATACGTCATACGCGTTAGATCCCACTGGTGATGAGGAGTACTCCGTCGGTACGACGGCCGCAACCCCTTCTTCTAGGATGGTCAGGCATAGATCTTGGATAAATGACCGAGGGGTCTGATCTACGTTCGGCGCTACCGTGAGACAATCGTTAAGGCCTGTAGACAGGTCTTCCATATACGTATTGTCGTAGTCACACCGAACATGCCTGATGCCGATCTTGGAAACATCGACAGCGATCTGATTGAAAATAGTGTCGATGATGTTGGATTGCGGAATATACCGGAGAGGTGTCCTCGTCATTGGTGCACTGGAACGAAGTTCGACGCTGAAAGGAGACTCTGTAGTATCGGGATTCATGAACGCATTCCATGCGTGTGCGAGACGACCCATGTCACCTCCTTTCTATTCGTACTCATCACGGTTCTGCTTATATGCGACAAGCGCATCCATCATAGCCGCGACCGCGTCAATCTTTTGATCCGCGCGTTTCTTATAGAGCTTTCGGTTACCGTTAGTATCCGAAATGACGATACAGTTACCCATGGCATACGACATGAGTTCCTGATCGAAATGGAGGTGTCGATCTTGAGCGAGTGCTTTCAGCTCACCGAGAGGGACCGATTCCGTTTTGGCACCCTGAATGACTTTGACGATCCCGTACTCGCCGTGCTCGGTACCCCATCGCATGATAAAGTCCTTAGCGTTGTACGGGTCGAAGCCTACGGATCGAACATCGAATTCGTTCTCTTCAATGAACGATACGACATCGTCATAGACTTCCATCATGTCCAGGATGGTTCCGTCCAAGACTCGAAGCGATCCTTCTCGGATGAAGTGTTCGTACTTCTCTCTGGCTGCTCCAGGAAGCTTGAGGTGAGTTCTTGACGAGATGTAGCATCTTGTCTTTACCCCGAAGCTATCCGTGGTTAGCGGAAACAGGAATGTGAACGCGCAGAAGTCGTCGCCTTGCGAAAGGTCCAGACCCATCGAACATGGCATCCCCCAGAATTCTCTCTTCCTTTGCGGGAGGGTCTCCTGGTACGTGAAGAAGTACGTATAGCCTTCCATCGGGATCCCGAATCGCTTGGCTAGGATGTCGTTCCTAGCTTCTGGGACGTTCTCGGCTCGATTCACATCTCGCTGATAGGTCTCATACGATACGGTCCTACCTATGTTCGGCTGTGCCTTCATCCACATGTCGGGATTGGCTACCTCGCTCACATCATCCAACCTGTAGTGCCAGATGGATGTGTGCGGATCATAGTACTCGCCTTTTAGGATCTTCGCAAGTTCCATTTTGATGCTATCACCTACGGAGTTACGAACGGTACCTTCAGACGAGATGGCTACGATCACCCAGTCGTCAATTTTCGATGCACCCTGTTCCAGAGCGCCTACAACGTCCTCACGAACGTCGCCCGACAACCATTCGTCAACCGTATTGACCTTGGTTCGGAGGCCCTGAAGCTTGTCGATGCGCATCGGGCGGACCTCGACCAGGGAGCCATTGAGGAAGTTCTCAATGCCCTTCTTGGTAGAGGCCAGCTGCTGGCGCATCGCTCGGTTACCCGTCGTGTTCTGTAGGGATCCTACGGTCAGGAACTTGAACAAAGGACCTGGAGCTCTAGCTACAGCGGTGCGCATAGGAGACAGTGTCTCTTCTGCCTGTGCCATAGTAGGTGCTGTCGCTACCTGGTGGGTAGACGAGGTATCGATGTTCAAAAAGTATGCTTGCAGGAATGCTGCGTACATGGACTTGGCCGCACCTCGGGCGACAATCAGGTATTGCTTGTTAACGAGTCGCTTCTTAATACGCTTTGTGACATAGTGGCCACCGTGTCCGTCTGCGTAAGGCTCGTACACAGATAGTTCTTCGAAGTAGAACCATGACAGAAGCGACTCCGCCCACAGCTTGAAAGATGGGAGCATCTTAACTGGGGAACCATCGGTCAGAGTGAGTTCCGATTCACAGTAATCGATGAAACCGTCAATGGCGGTACTGTCGTAGTAGTACCGAGGGTTTTCGATCAGCTGATCGATCCGGTTCATCTCCTTAGAGACCTCCTGGCACACAGGTATGTCTCCTCGGATTACTGCATCTCGGAACTCCGCGTAGTATTTCGGAGTTTCTGTGTTGGAAAGCATGTCAGATCTTAATTCCTGCGGCTCTGAATTGGTCGTAGAAATCCTTGTTGCGCTGTCGATCAGCAAACCCGCTAACCTTGGATCTGACCTCGGAGACCTTAATCGTTCGTGCTTTGTTATATACCGATCGACCTGCAGCTGTCGCTCGATCTTTGATAACAGAATTTGATGGGACGATACCTAGAGCCTGTCCGCCCTTAAAGATAGCCGCAGCACCCAGAATCCCGATACCGACGTTTCGGTAGTTGCCAAGTGCGACGTTCTTGACGCCGCGAGCGGCCTTGCCGGCACCCTTTACGGCGTCGGCGCGGCCCCGTTTAGAACGTGCCTCTTTGCCTCGCGTTTCCCAATTTGTATTGGCCACATGGTGATCGAACGCCTTCTTATACGAAGGATCCTTAGAGCGCTGGGCGACTTTAGCCTTGATCAGCTTTCGTCTATTGCCAGCTCCTTCACCATAATACATCTTGGCGCGGGTAAACTCCTTGGCGTCCTTCTTGGCGGCACGGTTGGTGGATCGTGATACGCCTTCGGGGCGGCTGTTGCGGACGCCCCAGCGCATACCTTTTACACCGAAATGGGCAAGTTTGTCATCTACGAACCTAATTCTTGTATCCATAGTCCCCTGGCTTCGGTTTGTAGGTTCCGGCATTGATTTGATCAATGTCTCGCATTCGTTGCTTGAAGTCTTTTTCGTAATGACGAATCAAACCTTCGAGTAGCTCCTGAGCTCCTGCTCGAGCAACCGGGTCCTGCTTACGAAGTTGAGCTCCAGTAACCCCGTCATGCATACGAACTACCTTGGATGCAAAGTCGCGGTAACCTTCGACAAATTCCGCATTATCCTTATGCTTGTCGATCAAACTTTTTGCCGAAGCAATCTTGCCCAATCGGTTTCTGGTGCTTCTGATCGAAACTGGATTAACCGCTTTATAGTGTAGCTTGGCTGCTTGTCGTCCTGCCTTTCGAGCCATTCTGGAATTTGAATTCTTGCGGACACCCCACTTCATGCCCTTGACGCCGAAATGGACGAGTTCATCTGCGAATGTGATTCTTGTAGACATTGTAGATCTGTTCTCCATACTTGGTGTATACTCGAGAGTCTGGATTTTTTAGCTGACTCATTACAAAATCGCCAGATGACATTACAGCATTCAGCGACATTTGTGCCGCAGCGTTTGTTAGTTTATCTTCAAACTTATCTCGATACTTAGTGATAAGTCTGGAAGGCGCCCTTTTCGGCTTAAGACCTGCGTATTGGCGCTCGAGATTGACCCGAGTGATATGATCTTGAAGCTCCTGATTGGACATCTCGGAAACACTCTTTCGAGGATTACGATCTATCTTCTTTCGGACACCCCAGCGCATACCTTTTACACCGAAATGGGCAAGTTCATTCGAGGTAAGGCGTATCAACGCTCATTCTCCATTCGAGTTCGTTCTTCGCCTTCGTAATCGCATCCTGTACCGTTGCCGAAGCAGAAGGATCGAAGAGAAGCTTGGTGGAAAGCTTAATATACATCAGGACTTCCTTGGGGATCGACGCGGCATTCGTATCCAGCGTGTATTCAGGTGTCTCGGTCAGAATTTGACCGAGGGTGAATACCGACACTTCGATGTGACCCGAAATAGCGCCATCGAATGAAGTATCGTCTTCTTCAATGCCAAGATAGTCCTTAACGCTTTGAAGTATGCTCACCATAGAATGGTGTCTCCTTCCGTTCGGACGTGCCCGACGAACCGTGAGGTCTCCAGAGTCCCGTAGTGAATCGCATTATGAGTATCTAGTGACACAGTAATAAGATTCTCAGGATCTAGGAGCGACTTACTTCGATGCAGTACGTCATCGGGAGTGATTGGATTGATGTGATGTATGTAAATCGCATCAAAGATTTCGTAGCCTTCACACGCAAGATCTCTTCCGAAGTCTCGAGTGATGATATGGTTACGTAGATCGCGCCACTCCCTAGACGTATAGAACGTTTGATTCAGATGTCTCTGATGTGCAAACGTTTGTTCGCCGACTACGCCTGTTAGGCGTAGGTAGCGATAGCGTTCCTCGAATGTTGGGAGTTCGATACATTCAGAATACGTCATCCGATCCACCGGAATACCTCCTCATGGCCTCGACGGCCTCCTTAACGAGCTCTTCAGTACGAGCAGCCGAAGCAATACTGTCGGCCTTCGCCTTGACGAGCTCGGTTTCCTGACGAAGCTTCTCTCTTTCGAGCTTGTCGCGTTCGCCAGCTAGCTTGAGGTAGTGATTGATCGTGGAAGGCGATGCCGTTCCGTCTCGCAGCTGCTTCTCGGCCAATGCCACTGCGAGATTGATCATCATGTTTTCCGATTCTTCGGGAGTGCGCGGGGCTTTTGACTTCCGCGCCACGAGTTTTCGTTCCTTTCGACAGAGTTACCTTGAGTTCTGGGACGTCCTAGAGCGCGGACCAACTCTGAAAAATCCTACTGGGAAGAAGCAACCAGTTCTCTAGGACATCACAGAACCCAAGGTTCGAATCCAAAATATCCCCGCGGGGAAAAATGAAAGAGATCGGAAGAGCGGT